GAGGCCGCCGACGGGCAGAACCCGCGAGTGAGCGGGGTCGCGTACACCGGCGGCCTGCTGCGGCTCTCCGGATGGAAACATCCGCTGGTGATTGATCTGGCGGGGCTCGACATCCCGGAGGCGGTCCCGCTGCTGGTCAACCACGAGAACCGCACGGGCAGCCGCATCGGCATGGTGCGGGCCCGCGTGGAGGGCAATGCGCTCGTCGTCGAGGGCGAGATCGTTTCGACGAGTTCCGTGGCGAAGGGCGTCGTTGAGCAGGCGAAGGCCGGCGCAGACTGGCAGCTCTCGGTCGGCGTGGACGTGACGAGCGTGCGGCTCGTGCGCGAGAGCGCACGGGTCAACGGCCAGATGCAGACCGGGCCGTTCTACCACGTGACGAAGGGTGTTCTGAGGGAAGTGTCAGTGGTGCCGGTCGGAGCGGACGGCGGCACCACTTTGCGGGTGGCCGCAACTCTCTATTTCGGAGGGAATGCAATGAAGTTCGAAGAGTGGCTGAAGGCGCACGGCATCGACATCGAGAAGGTCGATGAGGACAGGATGGCTCAGTTGAAGGCGGCTTTCGAGGCGGGCGAAGAGCCGCCGGACGACGGGGTTGAGGCACGGGGCGTGGGGCCTGAGGAAAAGCACAAGTTCGACGACCTCAAGTCTCAAGCCTCACGCCTCGCGCCTGTTGAGGCCGTGGCGCAGGTCCGCGAGGAGGCCGAGAACGCTATCCGCGCCGAACGGGACCGGGTGGCCGCCATCCAGGACATCTGCGCGGGAGAGTTCGCGGAGATCGAGCGGGACGCCATCCGTCTGGGCTGGAGCGTCGAGGAGACGACCCAGAAGGTTCTGAAGGCCATGCGCGAGAGCCGTCCGCAGGCCATGCCCTACCTTGGCGGCGGCGAGGCGAGCCCCGCCCAGGAGGCGAAGGTGCTGGAGGCGGCCCTGTGCCTCAGGACCGGGATCGACGAGGAGTCGCTGCTGAAAGCCTACGGCGAGCAGACGCTCGAAGCCGCCTGGCGTGAGCGTGAAATCAGCCTGCCGCAGCTCCTGACCGACTGCGCCCGGCTGGAAGGCAAGAGCGTGCCGCGCACGTTCGGGAACGATACCATCCGTGCGGCCTTCTCGACCGTGTCGTTGCCGGGCATCCTGAGCAACGTGGCCAACAAGAAGCTGCTGAAGGCCTACCAGGCCCAGCCGGTCGTCGCCACGAAGCTGTGCAGCGAGGGCGAGCTGAGCGACTTCAAGGAGTCCGAGCGCTACCGCCTGACCGATGTGGGCGATCTGGAGCCAGTGGCCCCCGATGGTGAGCTGAAGCACGGCGGCCTGACCGAGGAGAAGGCCACCAACCAGCTCGGCACCTACGGGAAGATCTTTTCGCTCACGCGCCAGATGATCATCAACGATGACCTCGGCGCGTTCCTGCGCATCCCGGAGGCGATGGGGGCGCGGGCGGCGCGGAAGATCGACCAGCTCTTCTTCACGCGGCTGCTGGCCAACCCGGCGATGGGTGACGGCACGGCGCTCTTCCACGCGGACCACGGGAACCTGCTGACCGGGGCGAGTTCGGAGCTCTCCATCGACAGCCTGAGCAGTGCTGTGCAGGCCTTCATGGACCAGACGGACGCCGACGGGCAGCCGATCAACGTGAGTCCGAAGTTCCTGCTGGTGCCGACGGCGCTGAAGATGACCGCGCGGGAGCTGCTCAACAGCACCATGCTGCTCAGCGTCGGCTCGACGGACAAGCGGCGCCTGCCGACCTACAACCCGATTGCCGATGAGGACCTGACGCTGGTCGTCAGCCCGTATCTGTCGAACTCGAACTACGCGGGTTATTCGAGCACGGCCTGGTACCTGTTCGGCGACCCGGCGGTCGTGGACACGTTCGAGGTCGGCTATCTGCGCGGCAAGCGGACCCCGACGGTCGAGAAGGGCGATGTCGACTTCAACAGGCTGGGTGTGCAGTTCCGCGTCTACTTCGACGTGGGCGTGCGTGAGCAGGACTACCGTGGCGTGCTGAAGGCCGACGGCGCCTGAACGTAACCCTGAGGCTTGAAGAACGGAGGTCAGAACGATGGCTAACGTGAAGTACGTGCAGGCCGGTGATTCCATCGACTATACGCCGGGCTCCGATGTCTCGGCCGGCGACGTCGTTGTGCAGGGCGACCTGGTGGGCGTGGCCAAGCTCGACATCAAGGCGAACGCGCTCGGCGCTCTCGCCGTGAGCGGCGTCTTCGACTTCCCCAAGGCCAGCGGCGACGGCGGGATCAGCGCCGGCGCCAAGTGCTACTGGGACGACACGAACGACGTCGCCACGGCCAGCGATGGCGGCGGCGCCAACAAGCTGATCGGCAAGGCGGTCGCAGCGGCCGGCGACACCGACACCACGGTGCGCATCCGCATGAGCCAGTGACCCTGGTGGGGGGTGGGGTGACCGCAGCCGTGGTCACCCCCGGTCCCCCTGAACTCTGAGGGAGCCGCCCCATGTCGGACCTTCTCCAGGACGGCCTCGACTGGCTCGAGGAACAGCGCAAAGCCCACCTGAGCCGCACGGTCACCTACCGGCGCGGCGCTGACAGCGTCGAGCTGCTGGCCACCGTCGGCGCGACGCGCTACGAGGTCGACGACGGCTACGGCGTGGTCGTCGAGCAGGAGATGCGCGATTACATCGTCGCGGCCGCGGACCTGGTGCTGGGCGGGCAGCGTACGCTGCCCGAACGGGGCGACGAGATCGTCGAGATCCGTGACGGGCAGGCCTACGTCTATGAGGTCCAGGACCTGGGCGCCGAGCGGCACTATGCCCTGTGCGATCCTTCCGGCAGGACACTGCGCATTCACACTCGCCAGATAGCGGTGGAGGTGCCCTGATGGACGGTGACGTGAAAGTTCCCCTTGACGAGTTCGTGCGCCAGGTCGCGCGCGAGGCGGCATGGACCGTCATCGAGGAGCACGTCAAACAGTGCTCGATACGCGAGGTTGAGCGCCGCGTGCGGCGCATCGAGGTGGCGCTCGTTGCGGCGCTGGTTCTGGCCGGCATCGGCAACGCATTCGGTCCGTCTCTGGTGCGCATGATCGGAGGCGGGTGATGGCGCTGCTACTTGATATCGCCGATGCGGTGGTCGATGAGCTCAACAGCGGTTCGTTCAGCCTGGTGTTCAACGCCGTTCGCGGCTACGTGCCCGTTTACGACCTGGAGGACCTGGCGGACCTCCGGGTAACGGTCGTGCCGGCCGGCGTCGACGCTGCACGGGCCAGCCGTGGCGAGGACCAGGTCGACTACCGGGTGGACGTGGCCGTGCAGCAGAGGGCGGAGACGGACGCCGACGCCGACGCCCTGGTCGGCCTGGTCGAGGAGATCGCCGACCACTTCCGGCACTTGACCCTTGCGACTAACCCGGCCGCGTATTGCGCCGCTTACGAGCACGATCCGGTGTATGCGCCCGAGCATATGCGCGAGGGGCGCGTCTTGACCAGCGTCCTGCGGCTGACGTTCAGAGCCTGGAGGTAGCTCATGAGAATCGGGTTCAACGTCAAGAGCCTGCGGTTCGACTCTGCCGCCGTGCGCAAGGCGCTCGACCGCATGACCTATCGGGTGTTCGTGCGGTTCGGGCAGTATGTTCGCAAGGTCGCGCGGCACTCGATTCGCTCCCGGCGCGGGCCGAGCCGTCCGGGCAAGCCGCCGCACAGTCAGACCGGTCTGCTGAAGGCGGGCATCTACTACGGCTGGGATGCGGGAGAGCGGTCGGTCGTGATCGGCCCCGCCAGGCTGCGCGGCGGGCAGACCTACGGCTCGGTGACGGTGCCCGAACTGCTCGAATACGGCGGCACGGTGCGCGTGTCGGGCAGGGCTGCGCGGCGTCTCGGCGTGCGGCGTGGCACGCGGGCGCGTTACGAAGCCCGCCCTTACATGCAACCCGCGTTCGAGGCGGGACAAGCCAGGCTCGACGACTTCTGGGCACAGACGCTCAAGCGATGAGGAGATACAGCGATGGCCAAACGAGGGATGGACTGCAAGTTCTACTACTCCGACACCCTGTTGACCGGCGAGAGCGGCGGGCTGCCCTCCGACCTGACCTGGAACGAGGTCAGCAATGTCCGGGACCTGACAATCAACCTGGAGACGGGCGAGGCGG